CGGCCCGCCATCGCTTACGCGACGCGGAACGTCGCACTCCCAGAGACGAGGGCGCCGACCGACCCGCCGAGCGACGCGGACGCACAGGTCGCGTTGCCGCTGAAGTTGATCGGCCCCGTGATCGACAGGGAGCCCGACGCGCCGGCGGTGAGGATGTTCGTGGAGATGTAGTCGACGGTGACCTCGCGGTCGGTCGCGAAACCGCCGACGAACTCTCGCCGCTGGTTCGGGCCGATGCCGAGGTGGCTGCCGTCGATGAGGTCTTGCGTGTCATTGACCTGCACGCTGGTGATCGTCAGCGTCGTGCCGCCGAACGAAAACGTCAGTCCCTGTGCCGAAATGCCAGCCATTGCCGCGCCTCCTTGCGCCTTGTTGTCTGTTTCAGTGGTCTAAGACCGCGACTCCTGCCACCTCGCCTGCCACAGTTGCCGTACCTCGTAGGCCGGAGGCATCTGCGAACCGACGGTGGTGGGGTCGAGGAAGTCGTCCGTCTCCGACACCAACCTCATATCTTCAATTGTAACCCCGGCAAGCGTGCCAGTTCGGCCATCCAGCGCAAGCCGGACGTCGTCCGCGAGTTCCCTCGCGGCGTCGTGGGTGAGCGCCCACGAGGCGACTTGGATGCTGACCATCGGCAGGTAGAGCGGCCCCGTGAGCGTCGACTCCCGGGCCACATTTGCCCGCTTGTAGACAAGGAACGGGAAGTCGGTCTTCGGCACCGCCACGGCGTAGATACGGAAACCGACCCGCCGGGCCACGGCCGGGTTGCCGGCGAGGACTTGGTAGATGTGCTTTTCAGGCTGGAGGAGCATGGCTAGTTGCTCAGGTCGGCGACGAACTTGGTCAGGGACGCCCGCACCGCCGACAGGACGGCCTGCCGACTGTCTCCGATGGCTCGCTCCATCGGGTGCTGGGCACGCATGGCGCCGTAGGTCTCGTTTGGCGACAAGAAGTACGGCCGCGTGCCGCCGCCGCTCGTGCGGACGAACGCCCCGCGGCCTGTCCTGCGGGCCGGGTGCCGCTCGTTGATGCTGCCCATCAGGAAGTAGTACCCGCGGCCCATCTGCTCGAATTGCTCGTTGTCGAAGACGAACCCGCCCTCGCGGTTCGTGATCCGCCGGAAACGCCGGTTGATCTTCTCGTGGACGTTCAGGTACGTGCGGCGGTTCTGGGTGGAAGGCCGGCGGCGGTCGGTGCCGAATTCAAGCAAAAATGCGTGGTTCCCGGCGCCCTTCTCCTCGACGTCCCACTCCTTGCCTGACACGGCGTGCTGCGGGCCGGCGACGGCGATATAGATACCTTCGTAGGTCCGCTTTCCCTTCCGCGAGACCGTGGCCCGGCTCAGGTTCCCCGTGACACTGTTGACCTTCCCGCGGTACGAGTCGCGGACGGCCTCCATGCCTTTGATGATGGACTTCTGGAGGTAGCCGCCGGGGTCTTGCAGGCACTTGTCCGCCGCCCGCTCGAGCGCCGTGATCAGGTCGCCGATGCCGGAGATGTCGAAACTGGCGAACGACTCAGCCGCCTCGCGGGCCGTGCCGCCGCGAGGAAGAATCCGCGAGGTCGTTGCGTCGAGGCGAACTGCCATCACTGCACCTCTCTGGCGAGCATCTCGAGGTACGTGCGGTTCCCGCGCTCCGTCACGCTCGCTAGTTCCATTGTCCTGCCCTTCCAGACCACGCGGTGGAGGTGCGTGACATCCTCGCGATACCGGATGCGGATGCGGTGGGTGGCGATCACGTTGGCCTGCTGGGCTTGCAGGACGTCCCGGCTCGATAGCCCCTCCACCTGCGCCCAGAACGTCCCGACGGTCGTCTCCCACGAGAACGTCGACTCGCCCGAGAAACTCCGCGTCTCCGTCGGTGCGAGGATCGTCACCCGCTCGGTGTATTTGCCGATGTCGATCACGACACGCTCCCGTTCCCGAGGAGCACGATGTCATAGGAGCCGCCGTTGGTTCCGGTCACCGTCACGCCGGAGGCCGACATCCCAGTCGCCGACGGGTCGGACTGCACCGCCACGGCGCCGGCCGCCACGGTCAGGCCGGAGGCCGGGAACGGCGCCCCGGAGAACGCGAGGCTCGACGCCCCATTGTTTCGCACGTAGTAGAGTTTCACGGCCGTGAGCGTCACGGTGACCGTGGCTCCGTCACGGACGTCCGAGAGCGTTGCCAGCGAGAACGTCTGCGACGCCCCGGAGAGCGTCTTCGTGGCACTCCACGCCAGTTGGGCTTGGTTGCCCGCCGAGCCGTTCGTCAGCGTCTGGGCGTAGGACGCCGGCGTCACACGCAGCGACGAGGACAGGTCCGTCGCCGAGGTCTCGTGGGCCAGTACCGACAGGCTGATCTGTGCCGAGAATGCCATCGCTCACGTCCCCATCGCATAGAACTCGTACCGTTCGGAAGGCACGCCGCCAACCCGGAGGATCGATCCCCCGACGGTCGCTCCGAACCCGTCCGAGTTCGGGCACGACAAAAGCCACGCCCCCAGCGGCCGGATCGGGAACCCGCGGAGCGTCAGGCTCCCGAGGTTGACCATCGGCGAGAAGTTCCACGACGTCACGTCCTGCCGGAAGATCGAGAACTGCGTGCCGTTCCAGCCGGCCGACAGGCCGATCGCCGATGTCTCCGAGAGGTTCTTGACGAACAGCAACTTCACGACCGATAGACCTCCGGTGGCGAAGTTGATCTCGTCGTAGCCGATCGCGCCGAACGTCCGCCGCTCCGCGTACACGCGGTCGCAGTCGCCGGCGTCCACGCCGATCGAGATCGGTTTCACCTCGACACCCGTCGCCAGCCCGCTCTGCGTCGTGCGGCGGGCGTCGACGCTTGCGCGAATCTGGGCGGTGAGTGTCATCGGTAGCCGGCCCACCCGGAGGCCGCCAAGAGCGTGTCGAACGTCTGCGGCACCGGCAGCACCTGCGAGTAGCCGGTGACCACGGGCTGCCGCATCTCGTACCAGTGTGCGACCAAGAGGGCGATCGCCTGCCGGAGGATCGGCGGCGCCGAGGCACCGGAGGAGCCGTAGCCGGCCGTCCACTGCACGACCACGCTGTTCTCGTCGCCACGAACCGCCGGCCACACGCCGTTGTAGTTGGGGTAGATGCGGCCCGGCGTCGTGTAGCGGTCGACCTGAAAGTCGCCGGCGGCGCTCGAGAGCGAAAGATTCTGCCCTGCCTCGTTGCGGTAGGTGACCGTCACAGTCTCCGGCTGCATCGGCGGGCGGGGCAGAATGAGTTCCCAGATCGGGAACACGTCATAGCGGGCCTGCCAGACCTGCGTGATGACGCTGATGTCGAGGATGTCCTCAACGTACTGCCTCGCGGCCGTGATGTACGTCTGGACGAGAGCGTCGGAGGTGTCGTCGTCGATGCGGCACTGCGCCTTCGCCTCGGCGAGGCTCAACGGCTCGACCACGGGCGGCGTGGCCTGATACAGGCTCCGGTACGGCGTGATGCCGATCGTCGGTGACCTTGGCTCGCCGTAGACGATGGTGACGTTCATTTCTTCGGCTTCCTGCGGTGCTGCTCGACGGCCCGCTCGAGCGGCGGATCGGTCGCGTCCGCGGTCTCAACCTCTGGCGGAGCCGGCCGGACCTCCTCGATCAGGCCGCGGGCGGCTAGGACGCGGGCCATCCCGTCGCCCCAGTCGAACTCTTGGCCTTCCTTGTAGTTGGCGAAGTTCTTCTTGATCCGCACTCTCATGCCACGAATCCCCACGCGCCCTCCGGCGCCTGCTGGCCGCTGTTCCAATACTCGGTCGTGTGCTGCTGAATCTTGCCGCCCTCGGTGGTGCGGCTGGGCCATGTGATCATCAGTTCGGCGTGGCCGACGCTGACGTGCGTCGCGATGCCCAGCGTGTTGCCGGCGGACTCCCATGCGCGCCAGAATGCGATGTCCTCATCGACGTGGCCGCCGGTGAACTCGCCCTGCTCGTTTGCCTTCGCCAAGAACCACGGTTTCGGCGTCTTCTTGAGCGCCGAGCACCGCAGGAACGTGCAGCCGAAGTGCGCCGTCGCGACCCGCTGGACGGGCTTCTTGAACCAGTCCTCGTCGACCGTCGTCTGCTGCTCCGGCGTCACGCCCGGCAGGGCGAACATCACCGCGTTCGCCTCCCGCTTCGTCTGGAGCGGGGCGATCGCGTCCACTCCCGAGTGCATCAGGAGTGCGAGCAGCGCTTCGATCGTCTTCGACGTGAAGATCGTGTCGTAGTCGAACGTGAGGATCACATCGTGGTTGTCCACGACGGTTTCCATCGAACGCTGGAGGCATTGCCCCCAGAACGCCCCGGTGTACTTGATCGGAGAAATGCGATGCGGCGCGAGAGCCTGCGCGACGCAGAAGAAGTTGTCCGTGAAGCCGAGGCGTGGCGTGCTCATGAGAGCAGCCACTTTGACCTCGGCTTCCACGTTGCCGATACGCAGTAGCATGGAGTGCTCCTTGGAAGGAGCGGGGGCGCCTCCATGCGCCTGCTCGGCCGTCATGGCCGTCCCGCTGTACGGGAATCAGCCCTTGACCCACTTGGCGACGTTGACCTCGGCGTCGGTCGACGGGAACTCCTCGCCTCGCGACAGGAGCGCCACGACGCTGACCGCAGCGGTCACGTCGGGGGTCACCGTCACGCGGAGATACCGCTTCCGAGCCTTGCAGTCGACGTCCATCTTGACGATGGAGCCGACCGAGGTGCTCACCGCCGACATCGTGAAGCCGCTCGCGCCGTCCTTCACGAAGGCCGCGACGTTCTCGTAGGACGAGTTGTCGTCGGACTCTTCGATCTTCAGGACGCTCGCGAACGACGTGCCGGCGGAGGGCGCCTTCGACACGACCACGGAGGCGTAGTCGTAGTTCCGGCGGTCGACGACCATCGTGGTGGTGGCGGTCGAGCCGACGGTGACCGGGCCGCTCGTGTGGCCGACGACCTTGAGGTTCTGGCTGTGGATCATCTCTGGCGTTCTCCTGTTATCACGAGGCCGCGGACTTGAGGGCCACCACCGGGCCGACCTCGCTGGTCGATCCGAGGGAGTGGTGGTTGACGTCGAACCGCATCGTCCCTTGCAGGAGGAGTTGGTCCGTCGTGGCGTAGACCTGATCGTAGAGCCGGACGCTGAAGTCACGCCGGCGGGCGTAGATGCTCGACAGGCCCATGTTGCCGAAGAGCACCTTGACCTTGTTCGCGTCCGCACCCAGCGTGCTGTTCATGACATGCACTAGGGTGACGCCGTATCCAAGAAACGTGTCGACCGTTCCGGCCTGCACGTTCTCGACGGTGTTGCCACCAGCGGCGTACTTCAGGCGGGCGATCGACGCGGCGTAGCCGGCCGGAGAAACGTACCAACGAGCGCCAGCCCTCGCGTAGATCGGCAACTTGCCCATCGCGGCGAGGAAGTCCTCGAGGTCGAGGGTCTCGAAGCCGGTGTTGCCAGCGATGGCACCCACCACCGAGGCGGTGTGCGTGCCGTCGTTGATCTTGTCAACGATGCCGTGGATGCCGCCGTAGGTTCCGAGCGTCCCGTCACCGAGCCAGCCGCAGAGGTCGATCTTGTAGGCGAGGCTCTGGGCGAACTCGGTGGCAACTGCGTCGGCCAATCCCACCACGCCCTGCGAGTCTTCGACCAACTCGGTAGACATCCTGCAACCGACCGCGAGTTTGCGGGCCACGAGCGACACGTTGCCGTAGGTCGGCTCGCTCTCGGTCACGGCCGAGCCTTCGCCGACGAAGTAGGCCGTGGTGCCGGTGAGCCGCTTGGGGATCACGAGCGTGTCGCGGGTCATCGAGATGTTCTCGCACGCCGGGGGCAGCGTCCCGTAGGACTCCACCAGCCGGATCACGCGATTGGCGAACTCGTCGGGGACGAGCGCTCCGCCGGAGGCGTTGCTGTTTTCGCCCATCGCACGGCTCTCGACGCCGTGATCCTTGCACCACCGAAGGTCTTCGGAGTTCTTGAAGATGTGCGCCCGCAGCCACCGGCCGCAGCGGTAGGCGCTCTCGACGGCGTCGGGGCCGTCACCGAAGGCACGCAGGGAGGTGTGATGCGGGAGGCTGGCCCGAATCTCGACCTTCTTCTGCTCCTCGGCGCGAGCCTCGGTCTCGGCGGGCGTCACGACGGGGGCGGGGGCCGCCTTCTCGATCACCTCGCGGAGTTCCTTCTCCTTCTCGGCGAGCCGACGCTCGAAGCCGATCTGGGCGGTCAGTTCGCTGGCCTGAGCGCCGAGCGCGACGAACTCCTGAGTGGCCTCGGCCGAGCGATCCTCGGTCTTGCCGAGTTCGGCCATGCGAGCGGCGACCGCGGCGGCCCGGTCCTGCAACTTCTTGAGATTCGACGCCATGATTGGCCTGCTCCTTGTTGAGCCGGCCATACGCGACGATGCGACGGCCGGCGG